GTCACCGACGAACTCCCATGCGATGGACTTACCCGTTCTTGACGGCTGAATCCAAAAGCAGTGGACGCGAGGGTCGAGGTGGGTGTTGCCCCACGGTAAGCGCACATAGGGAGCAGCCACTTGCCCCTGAATGAAGAAGAATGAGAGCATGGCTGGGATGTCATTGTCGATGCTGACCTCCCCAAATTGGTCGACGTAGCCTCGGAAGAAGTCGAACTTCTGAACTGCTTGATAATCGACGGCTCGGCGCATAATTCTACCTCACTCGCTACCTCTACTTAAACAATACTAAGGGGAAGACAACTAAGACAGTTGACAATTGTGATGCTGCTTTATGACCTACCTTCGAACAGTGCGTTGAACGTGCACTGGGTCCTCACTGGTCAACACATCGAGAATCATCTTACGGCGCTGCTCACCTAACCCCTTGACCTGCTTCAATGATTCAGGGAACATCATTTCCTCGATGTTCCCGCATTTGTCCAGCAAGCGGTCTACGAGGTCGGGACCAATACCGGGAATGGCGAGCAAGGCGTCTTTTCGCACATCGTTTGTCGACACCCTACGCACAGCCTTGGCCCCGTGGCTACTGGCGGGCTTGTGCAACTTGTCATGCAACTTGGTGACGAAGAGAGCGGCCTCACTGACGTTAGGTGTGTAGAACACTTGGCAATCGAAATCAGCCATGATGCGAGCGATGGTGCCAGTCAACTCACTTTGCACCCGTGTGTGCGTTAGTCGTTTGCCATTCCGCTGAGCCGTGGCGACATGCTTGGCTACGTTCCCATGCACCAGCAAGAAAAAACGCTCATAGTTGGCATCCATGTTTTCCAATTGACGCCATAGATGACCTGAGTGACTCGATTGAAACAAGTCGCCAATACTCTTGGCTTCAACGCATGCTGCACCCAACAAGTAGTCGCCGACGACCAACTGTTGACGAACGATGACAAGCCCACTCTTTTGCGCCTTGCGCGTGATTGAATCACACAGTGAGCCACGCTCATTACTGTCAATGATGAGGTCAGGTTTTGGCAACGACTACCCCCCTGTGATGTGCGCATACTCCGTCTTCAGTAAGCGCCCATTGCCCGCACTGCTTACCGTGTTTGGTCTCAGCAACGCAACGCCAGTTCTCAACGGGGCCTAAAGCACGACATTCTCGACAGAAGAACGCCTCAGTGAAATGAGGTTTTCGAATCCTGCGAGCACCGCATATTTCACACTCGACCTTCGGCATCGTCATATCCCTCCTTAATGCGCTCTCTGCTCATATCGTAGCGTCCTTCCTGAACGGCTGAGAACAGTTCTTCCCCTGTTGGACTCAGCACATAGGTGAGTGTCATGTATCGGTGCCCCATGATGTCAATCGCAGTAGATTGACCCACTTGCTCGAACGCCTCATCCTTACTCAAGATGTTCGATAGTTGCGGACTGGTCATGCCATGTTTTGTGGTGCTGTTCACAATTCGGAGTATTTCATCGTGACTCATCGCATCGGCGGCATTACCTAAGATGCATACAACCCATCGCCGCAGTCGCTTGTTTTTGCTCTTCCTCGGGATTTTTGCCATCATTCCATCTCCCGTATGCTTCCATCGTAGTAACGACAACGCCCGACGCAGAAACCATCGCGTTCGATGGTTGAGCAGCGCGGGGCGTCCAAACCAGCCTTCTGTTCACCACCATAGATGATGCTTTCCACCTGAAATCTCGTCTTCTCGGAATTGAAGTCAGCCCATCCCTGCTGCTCAATGATGTCGCATAGTCTCACTGCATGCTCGGCCCTGTCTTCGTTGGTCACAGCCTCCGGTTTGAAGAACCAGCGAAACCGCGCTGCGAGGTAGGAGGCGAGGTGCAAGCGGTGACGATGCGTAGGGTTACCTACGCCAAGCGCTGGTGACAGACATGGTAGCACAACGATGTCATCGAGCGTAACGTCGGGAAGATGGTCGACCTTCTCGACCTGCTTCTTGAAGAAGTTCCTACGCTCAGGGAGTTTAATTTCGACGCCCTTACTCCCATGCTCAATGTAACCGGGACGGGGCTCTTGAGCCAGTTCCATCAGACCGTCGTGGTCAAATTCGAGAATCTCTTTGCTCATGAGAGGGATGCTCCAGCACCCTCGTCGCGCGTTGTAGGAGTTGGGTATGCGAATCATTCCGCTTGTATCAAAGGCGACAGCGGGGTCGTTGCACCCAAGGTTGAATTTACGATGCCATTCGGACATCAGGTTGCGCCCACCCTCCTTGATGCGTCGAACTTCGGACGATGTGGTAGGCATGAACGACTGAGAAAGTGGCACCCAAATGTGGAAGCCGCCACCGCTAAACCACACGAAGTGTCTGATGTCTTCACTCAGCAGAAAACGATGCAGCCTCTTAACCTGCTCTTGCATGTAGGCAAACGGAACGTCGATACCGCGTTGCTTGAAGTCCTTGCAGTCGAAATCCATGATGAAGTGGTGGATTACTGGAGTGTCGTAATCGACGCGATGGTTGCGCGGTGGCTTAGTTGCTCTATAGCCGTAGGCTGTGAAGTAAGCGTTACCGCTACCGTTCTTGCCCTTCCAGTAGCGCTCCAACTCGCCCCATGAGCGGACGATGAAGCGACCTCCCTGTGCGCCGTTGGAGCCAATCTCCAGCACTTCGCGGGGAAAGTCAAGGCGAACGAAGGCCATGTAGCCTCACTCCGAGTGTCGTGGGTAGTTGGTCGTGATGATGGTCAAGATAAGGGAAACCGCTCTTTCGTAGACATCATCCCGTCTTTTCAACATGTCAGGGTGCACAGTGATGTGGAAGTCGTAGACTCGGTTGGTGAGCGGCACAGGTCTTTCTTCACCCAAATCAGCAAAATCGCTCAGAATAGTCTGACTCATAGGGCTCGAGCCTACGATGCTAAATCGTCCGTTGTCCGGCAGACCCACTCGTAGCGTGAAACCATCGTGCGGTCTTGCTTCTCGCAAGTCATCTCCCATCCTGTCAAGTATAGCATTCATTCTCTTCATCTCTTCATTCATCTACTCATCTCCTACAGTGTAGTCCCCCATCCAAGCCGGGCAGCGCTCCATGAAGTCACACCATCCACACAGCACGCCCTTGTCGGCGGGGAAGTCTCTCGTCAAGTGAGCATCGACAAGAGCCGTCAGGCGCCTCTCGATGGTGTTGGGGGCGTAGCGACCACCGGGACCGCTGACGGATTCGTAATCCCACTTGGGACCGTCGCCCCCGTTGATACCGCCGCCGGGGAATTGCCAACCCCAGCCCACCACAGGTAGGAACTCCATGTGTGGGCTGTGTTCAAGCATCATGCGGTAGAATTGCATTTCCGCACGCATTTGTGCTGGTTTGTATTTCGTCCACTTACCGGTCTTCAGTTCCATCAGGATGATACCCATACGGTTATCGTCCATGAACATACGGTCGATGTAGCCTTTCATGTGGATAGGCACTTCAGTGCCGTCGCTGGCTACAACTATACGGGTGCCGTGAACCTCAGCCTCGTTCCCAACAGGGAACCAATCTTTGATTTCGTCACGAGCGCAGTTGCATAGGCGCTCAAACTGCCACTTCACATACAAGCGTAGTTGCTCGGGCTCTCCATAGATGTAAGGCTCGGGTGGAGTGGGCAGCGTCTCAATGCACAGGCTCAGCGCTCGGTCCTTGTCCTTCTTCTCAATGAGGTCGTAGACATCATCCACGACATCACCCATGGCCTTCCACCAATACTCGACAGCGTCGTGAACATTGGACCCACGAATGTGGTAATCTCGCTCCTCGCCACGTAGGCCGAGGACGCTGGAAAAGTAATACTGTTGAGGGCAAGTGCCAAAGGTGCCCGACGATGATTTTGTCACTCGGAGAATCTTGTCCTCCATGTCAGGGTCCCAAGCGTAGGTGCTTTTGTCATAGGACTTGAGCAAGTCCTTGTGCTCGTAGGTTTCGCGGTCGTTGTTGCCCCCTTCGGGGTTGGGATTCCATCTCACTTCCAATCACCTCGTAGCGCTCCTGCGAGTGTGTCAAGAGAGCGCATGTCACTGTCATCTCTCAGCCACACATTGTCGCAGATGGTTTTGATGTCTTCACCTTTTGAAGCGACATCGGCAGCGAAGTTCCAACCACGAATGATGACCTTATTGCGTGCCTCGGTCGTGAGCCACAGTAGAATACTACCCTTGCCCACATACTTCTCAAGTTGCTTCGGAGGCACCATGCGCTTGAGTTTATCCCAGTCTTCACCGCGAAGTCCCTTGACTTCTATTGGCTTCTCTTTGAGTTCAATGTCAGGGTTGTCGATGTCACCACGGTAGTTTGCGTTCATCGACTGATACAGACGGGTAAGGTAGACTTCGGCTGCAACCTCACAGCGAGCACCTACAATGGCACCGAAGAGACGGTTATGGCTGTAGACGCCAGTGCCAGCATTATCATGATGTTCCTTAGTCTTCTGAGCGTGCTCACGACACCACTCTACTTGCGAGTCAGTCAAGTTGATGGTGACCGCACCGTTGATGGTTTCGACCATAGCGTTCATCCGAAGTGGCCCCCCGGTGAGTTGGTCATTCGCTTGTATTCACGAGCGAAATTGGTTAGTGCCATCTCCTTGCTTTGAGCGATGACGTCAAGGTCAGCAACGTATTGTTCTTCAAGTGTAACGTCAATGCGGACGACTGAATCCCAAGGGAACAGGACATGTCCTTTGCCAGTGTCAATGGCCATGAAGGGGGAAAAGGGACCGTCAGGGAGGATAAACTCTCCCTCGACGGTGTCACTGGTGCCACCCGGCTTTGCGAATTCTACAGTCATTCTCATTCTTTCACCTCGTCAAATACGACATGTTGACAGGGTGGGCAGATGTGACCGAAGGGCACAGTCACGTTCCTTGGGCGCGTGTAACACCTATACATCAAAGCCTCACATTTTGGGCAATACACATACGGCACGCGACCCATTACTCCCCCACCTCCTGCATCAGCCGCTGCACGTAGACAGCAGCGTCCATGAGTTCCTCCTGCAGGTGCTGAAGCCAGTCAAGCAAGTCGAGGTCTCCGCGTTCCATGGTCACGCCATATTTCGCCTTACCTACCTTGGCTCGCTCCTGAATCTTCGCGCACACTTCGTCTTCTAATCTACTCATCTCAATCACCAGTAACTTTTCGGGACTGTATCGCCCGCCGCAGCGGCGATGTCCCAACCGACGCTCTCGTAGAGGCGTTTCAGTTTAGACTTCACCAAGACATCGAGAACCTTGTCCCAGTCCACAATGTAGTTTGACAGTTCTTCTACCTCTCGGAAAGCCACGAATACTACCGGCGTGTCTTGACCCTTGATGGTCACGAAGTCAGCGATATTCTCCTTGACCCCCTTGATGTAAGTCCACGTCACGCTATCTCCCTTACGCCATGGGTCGCCTCCACAATGTTGGTTGTAGTATAATGCAGCCTTGGCACCGGGTGTCGGTGACTGATACTTCGTAGGTTCCTTGGTTAGACGGGTCGAACACACGGTGTGCTTGATAGGCACATCACCGCTCTTGACTGAGAGGGATAGAGCACGCAGTGTCTCGGTTACCTCCTCCTCTTCAGCCCCGTGTCCGATGAGACGCATGGCTATTTCTTGAATTTCCCTTGTGATGGGTGCGGAACTGGATGCCTTGATTTCGTAGCCCGATACCTTCAGTTGCCCTGCTTCATTCTCAGGCCACACCTTGTAACCGAAGTAGCGGTTCTTGACAGGAGCAGTTGTCCAGTAGTCGAAGTAGGTCTCCAACTCTACGTCCATGTGCGAGAGGTCCAGTTTCGAGCGGGCAGTGTCCGTGAGGTGTTGCGCCAACCCATGCGCCTTGTCGAATGGCACTTGGATGAAGGCGGAGTCGGTGTGCCCGAACAGTGAACGGTAGCCCAACTCTTCACTCTCACTCATCAAGTGACGGATAGCCTCACGTCCACGGAAAGTGATGGAGGATGCGATGTCGTTCTCAATCCACATACCGTCCACGGCTTTCATTCCGCACATGCCATACAGGGCATTCACGGCGATTTTTGCAGCAGTCTGCAGCATGTCGTAACCGAGACGCTCTTCGTTAGTATGAGCCTGCTTCATGAGGCGCTTGTATTCCTTTCTGAGGTCAAGCATCTCCTCAACGATAGAGGGCAATAGCCCCTTCTTGGTTTGGTCCCAGTGCGTGCCGTTACCGAGACTCTTGATACCCGGACCCGGCCCCTCTCGCTTCGTCTCATAGGACAGGTTGTCGCTGAGAATGATGTTGGGGTAGAGTGAAGCGTAGTCAACGAGCGCCACGCCTACGTGTCGACCGGGGATAGGGTCAGGAATGTGTGCTGCTTGCATGTGCTCACGGTTCCTGTTGCGAGCGCTCGGTGCCTTGAGGTCCGTGCGTCTACCGATGAGACCACGGAAGTATCGAGTCACTTTGTGAGTGCTACCCCATGAGACGCCACACAGTTTCTGCATGGCTACGAAGAAGTCGATAGCGTTGAGTCGCTCGGAGATGGCTGATAGCATAGTCGTATCGCGAACACAGTAGTCAACGAAGTGGTCGTAGTAATCATACCACCCGTTGAAAACAGTCATGTCTTCAATTTCATCAGTCAACTTCGACCCAAGTTCAAGTAGACCAGCGATGGTGTTGAGTTTGCGATTGGGTAGTTGACCTCGTCCCGACTTCTGCCAAAGCGTCTCAAAGCCACTACCGCTCTTCCAGTGTGCTGCTGAATCCCAACACAGGCGTCCCTTGATGGGTTGCTGTGTGTCCTTGTAGCCGCTGTCTTTGAACGGTTTGACCACTCGACCAAGAGGTGACATACGGTCAGGGTCGTCTAAGCGACGCAAGAGGTGGGGTAGGTCCGCCCACATGATGGCGTGAGCCACAAGAATGTCGGGGTCGCAAGCATCCATATGCTGTAGGAAAGCCTCGTGCATGGCCGCTTCACTACCGAACTGGTGTAGCATGTAACCACCCTCACGCTCGACATAGGACACGCTCATTGTATCGACTCCACGCTTCCAAGCGAAAGCAACAGGCACCTCGGCGTGACTGTCGACGACAGCCATGACAGTGGTGAAGTCCTCCTTTGGGTCCCACTCGAGGTCAAAGAACCACACACGAGGGTGAAACTCAGGAACCTCCTCGGGGTAGAAGTTGAGGAGGATTTGGTCGAGGTAGTTCAGGTCAGCCTCGTAGGTGTTCATCAGGTCCTTGACCTCCCACAGGTCATTCGGTTTGTCCACCTCAACCTTCACGAGCGCCACCCCGTCTCGCCCTGTGGCTTTCTCACCGAAGTGAACAGTAGCAGCAGGGATGCGGTTTGCCAAGCGGCTCAACTTCCACTGCGGTGTGTTTGCAGGAATCCAACAGAAGGGTCGCATGTAATCGTCGTCTTCAGGATGGATGGTGCGGGTGTGCAACTTGCCATCCTTACCTCTCGTTCTAAGGTAGAGCGAGGGTGCCCCGAAGGAGTCAGACCATTCGGGGTAGAACCAATCGACAATCATGCACTCACGCCCGTTGGTCAATCACGATAAGTAGGTCCTTGTCTTGCTCAACTGCAAAGATAGTGTTGGCGCCAAAGTGGACCTCAGCGGCCCCTTCCTTGAGCAAGCCGATGGCTTCCATGAGCCATGGTCCGTAAGTGGACTCAACACTCGCGTTGGGTCCAACAGGGTCGGTCAATGTCACTGTGCTGAACAGCCTTGCTTCGTGCCGCTTGCCAGCAGTGATGCTCAATTCAGCCTCTTCTGCATTGGCGATGACCCTGAAGATAGGGCTCGCGTTGAGGATGCCTCGCATCTTCGACACTGTCAGCAAGTCGGTGATGTTCACCGTGCCAGCGACTTCTAAATCGTAAGTGTGCCACTTGGTCCACTGAGATTCGATTGTCTCGTTGATGAGTCGCTCGATTAGGGGCACCTTGCTGTAGGACACCACGGCGGTGCTGCTGGGGAACTGCACCTTCGTGGTCCCTGCAATGATGTAGAGGGTCTTGCCCGCACCAAGTTGCCTGATGTTCACAGTGTCACCCTTGGCACTCTTTAGGAACTTGCAGGCTTTCTCCAATTCACTGATGTCGATGGTTCCGGGCTTCTTGACTTCGCCCTCGACTTCGCGCTCCTTGTGGAAGTAGTGAGACATGAAAGCCACCGTGGCCTTCATCGTGCCGTCGAGAGCGAAGGTCACCTTGAGGTCACCAACGTTCTTTCCGAACGATGAGAAGAAGGCCAACGCTTGCTTGCGGTCAATGACAACTTCTGCCATCAGATGCTCCCCCTGTATTTGCGAGGCTTGGCCCCCATGCCAACACGCTCCGTCATTTCGATGGGGAGGCGTCGTTGGTTGTCGTCGGTGATGTCAGCGAAGTCGGTGAGGCTGGACTGCTTGAGCACATGACCGCCGCAGTGCACACAGATGTGTGGCTTCTGCGTAGGCTCAGGCTCAGGCTTGCTGCCCATGACCTTCTTCCATAATTTCCATTTGCTCATCTTTCTCTCTCCTTGAATGGTGCACAGGTGGGGGGACGCGCAGGAAGAAGAAAGCAACACGCCTCCCCTGCGCCCAGCCACGGTAAGATACCGTGGGGGTGAAACCCTTCGCGCGTCTTTATTTTGCAGACCCCCGTGTTGTGCATCACAGCGAGCCGTCGTAGAGTTCGGGCAACCCGAACCACTGCGGCTCTTGTCCTGCCTCCGTGATGAGTGTCGTTCGCTTCTGACCTTGTAGACGAGCGTTGGTCTTGCTTTTCTCAAAGGTCACTTGGTATTCGCTACGGACAACTTCGCCCGTCTCATCATCATGCACGTCCTTGCGGTCACAGATGAGGATTTGATAGACGAAGTTGTTGCTGGCCTTCTCCCAGTCGGGGCGCCACTGCGGTGCAGTGTCCTCACTCTTACCGAAAGAATAGTTCGTCAGACGCAGGTGCGTCTCCCAAAAGACACGCACGCCCGCTTTGACGAGGGCTCGGCACAGACCAGTGAGTTGATGGAAGCGAGTCTTGCGAATCGCCCAGTCCCACTGGTGCCCGACCTTCTTGTTCCAGTCAGCGGCTTCGATGCCGTCCTTGGCGATGTTGAGGTCGACGATGCGCATGCAGTTGACGCACACGCTGTCCCACAGGTCAACACCGGTGACGTGTAGACCCCACAGGCGAGTGCCCGTGTAGTCGGGGTCACGTTGCTTTTGAGCGATGTCGACGGCGAACTGCACGATGCTCATGACGCGGTCGTGTGTAGCCGGGTAGTCGTAGGCGGTGCGGTCACCGCGAGACATGACCCATGGTTCCCAACACTTGATGCGAGCCTCGTGAGCATGGAACGCCGACTTGTTGGCAGCGCCGCCGCCCTCAAAGTCGAGAATCCACAGTTCCTCAGCACCCTCACGAGCACGCTCGTCCTTGGTGAATGCGTCCGTCACGATGGCAGTCTTGCCTGTGTTGTCGTGTCCGGCGATGCCCATGAAGATGTGAGTCTGCGGAGTGTTGTCCATCATGGAGAGTTCCTTCTGCAAGGCCTCGAACGGGTTGTCATCCGTGCGCTTGTGTGCGGGGGTAGTCTCGATGACTGCTTGCGCAGCCTCTTCTTTTGCTGCTTCCTTTGTCTTTCCGAATCCTGCCACTCATCTCACCTCAGTTGAACTGACCTCGTCCGGTGTCGCCACCAGTCGCACGTCGGCGAATGCGACGCGGGTCGGCGAAGACACCCATGACCTTCAGGTTGGGGATGTCGTTCCCGTCCTTGCGCTTGACAGCAATTTTCCCGCACACGAGCACGGTCGAGCCCTCAGCGTAGGGAATCTCTTCGTCACCGTTGAACGCTGCGAAGGGCACCGTCAAGTCGTTGCATGCGCTCCCAATCCAGCACATGACCTCACGGAGGTCGCGGTTGCTGTGCATGCTTTGCATGGCGCTCGAAGAGAGCGAGAGCGAGTAGGTGCGGCCACCTTCGTCGTAGTCGCTGTCACGCGCTTCAGATGAGAGGCGGTTGACCGTTCCCTTGGTGAAGACCACAGGGCCTGACTTGGCTTGCTCACCGTTCATGCTGAAGGTGCGTGCGCCTGCCTCGAATGCTTCAACGAGGTCCTCAAGGGCGGTGAAGTGTCCGTGCAACTCGAGGTCCGTCCACATCTTGAACGGATTCAAGAACGGGCGCACATCGCTGTCAACGAAGTCATCCGTGTAGGTGATGTCATCCTTGATGCCGAGGCTCGTGCTGAGCACGTCCTTGAAGCCCTCGGGAGCATTCTCGTTCGGCATGCGTGCGTTGATTCGACATGGCTTGCCGATGCTCACGTTCATGCTTGCGTCGTCACCTTGGCAATCAAGGCGCCACAGTTGGATGCTGTTGTCATTGGTGAACTCGCTTTCAGGAGCACCAAGGAAGAAGTAGTTGCGACCCATCATGGACATGGCCTTGGGGCGACCGGCCTTGGTTAGAAGACAGATGCGCTCACCATCAGCGATGAATGAATGGTCGGGAACCTCGTTGGTAGAAAACTCCGTGCGTCGCTCACCGTTGCTGGTGTTCAGCATCCACACGCCATCACCCTTGGTGAAGTGTCCGACGAAGCCGCTACCAACAGCAGCACCGGCATCAAGAGTGAAGTCACGCTTGGCTCGCTTGACGAGTCCTGCGCGACGGTCACGGGAAGCGGGCTCCACACCAGTGAACATGCCGACGAACGGCACGCCGCCGTAGGTTCCTCCACCACCGCCACCGTCGGTGCGAGTCTCGACGAGCATCTGCTCGGCCCAGTCCTCCAACAAGTCATCATCTTCAGCGGATGGGTCCTCACACAGGTATTCCTTGGCAATGTAGTCATGGAACTGCTGAGTCACATCAGCAAGTTCCTTCTTGGTGCGCTCAGCATACTTGCTAAGGCGTTC